GCAAACTAGCTTGAGGGTTTGCGAAAATACTCTTTAGAAGGCCCCACCAAGCAAGTTTGCGAGTACGCATCCGGACATATGAACGCGCTTGACGCCTGGCCATTCTTACTCGCTCTCGGTACATGGTATACCGTGCGCGGCCGTCATGGCCAGCCCCAACAGCCGCGTATGGCGATCGAGTGCAAAGGCCATGGCGACCTGGTCCAGAACGTCTTGCGCCTGATGAACTGGCAGAACTTCCATATGTGGAACGATCGCAAGATCGACGACCGCCATGTGAATCTCTCTAAAGCCCACAAGATGGGCGTGTTTACCAACTTTTTCTTCCGCCGCGCCATGATCGAAATGATCGTCCGATCATTGAGAGACGGTGAAATTGAGGTTTGTTCTCCATTTTTCGTGCGTGAAATGCAGTCGCTGGAAGGGGACGAGTACGAACAAGAACTCCGTGCCGGATATGGCGGGCATGACGACCGTATTATGGCACTCGGATTTGTCTTATCCTCCTTGTACAAGTGGGACGCTAACTACTGGCGCGCTTCTAAGGTGATGGCCTATAGCGGCCAGAACCCGGCTATGGTATCGCCTAGTTCTGCGCTGTTAGGCAGGGGTGTGGACGCGGCTGATCCACGACGTGCCGAACCGGTTCGTCAGTATGCTACTTGGGCCTGGGGCGCGATTTCAGACACGCGCGGTATTTGATTTTATTTACTCTTAGTGAGTACAATCCCGTCGAAAGGACTTTCCCCGTATGGCAGATCCCGCAGCGAACCCGAACTGTGGACCACAGTACCCGCACCAGCCTACGCTGTTAGGCGGCGCAGAAAACATCAAGCTCCTGTTCGATGAGGAACTGGATAACCGGCGTGAGACGCTAGCCCGTTCCCGAGCATGGGAAGCGGTCGCGTTGGACATGGCGCATATCGCGAGCCGTAGGGCTCAGAATGCCGCTACCTTCGACAAGGCTATGGACGCCATGATTATCATTGGCGAACAGACCGGCGGTACCGAGAACCAGCAGACGGTCTCCCCGGCGGGAACTGCCGCCAGCGAGACTACTAAAGGCGCGGTAGCAGCGGCGGGCGCTGGTGAGGCAGTCTCGGCGGAAGCGGTGACGGCCAATGTCGCCAATCTGTTTACGTCTCTCACGCCAGTGATCGCGAGCGCGCTCGCTACCGCGATCTCGCAGACGATAGCTGCGCTGGTTCCAGTGGTTTTGACGGCGTCTGGCGGCGCTTCTACTCCTTCCCAAACCACCACGAAAGGGAGCGTATGAACTCGCTCTCGATCCTCCAGCTCATTTTTGCCTTGGCGCCGCAAGGCATCACGGCGGTACAAGACCTGATCAAGCTAATCGAGGGCTTGACGGGTGCTATCAACGGTACGCCGGGAACACCGGAACACACGGCGGCCGTACAGACCTTATCGGCTATCAAACCGGTTCCCGCCGCGTAACGGACTCCCATACGGGAGAGTGGGGGAAGGCCGGCTTTGTGATATCCACTGTGAGCCTTCCCTCACTTGAATTGACTTTATGGCTTGGCGTGCGCTTCAGTCATCGCATCTGAACGGGGCCGATCACGACCCGGACACAGGGATACTCACCATCCAGTTTACGAATGGCGCAGTCTATCGATCTTCCAAACCAGTTCCCCAATCCGTGATCGATACCTTCTTCCAGTACCCGTCTCCCGGACAGTATTATCATGACAAGATCAAGTCCACCTACGGAATGATAAAGATCATGGATGGGATGACTAAGAGCGGGCGGCGGTCGCGAAGGCGGTATTAAATGATGGACGCTACGATTGTTGTTCCCGGTCACGACTTGCCGGAAGAATGTTTGAATTACGAGGAAGACTATGCCACTTGTTTCCTTCCGTTGTCCCGATTGCGGCTGGGACGGCGAGCATTTCTACCATCAGCGGTCATACGCTCCCGCCGCTATCGATTGTCTGGGCACAAAGGTATCGGAGCCTGTTTTCGAGGAGATCGAGCGCGAGATCGTAGGTGAAGACGGCACGGTCACGATCGAACACGAACGGGTCGAACTCGCTCCGACTTTACAGCCTTGCGCCGGCACTGCTTTACAACGGGACAGCTACCCCGGTGAATTATACGCGAGGCCGGCTCGTGGCTTTGAAGCGATGGTCATCTATGAACGCGCTAATTATGAACAGTTGCCGGATGATCAGAAGCGCTCACTGAATCGTTTCTATGTACCAGGCCGTAACTACGAACCCACCGAACCGGGTATGAAACGGATTGAGATTACTTCGATCGCTCAATACAACCAAGAAATAAAGCGCATCAACGAGTACGAGACTCAGAAGATGCGCGACCACCGCGAGATGCACCGCTTCTATTGGGGTGAACGAAGGCGAGCGATGCGAGACCACGTGAATGCGCGTATCCGTCACTCGCCTTTACTGGTCGCGCTCGCCCGTATGGCGCGTGCTACCAGCGATCGCAAGACCGCGGTTCGTTACGGCGGCCGTAACCTGGACGCAAACTTCCACGCGCAACTGATCGAGTTCGACCAGGGTCACATCCAGGACTGGTGTGATGCCGAGACCGGATGGAAGTCGAGGAGAGCGAAGTGAACCTTGCCGGCAAGCGTATCCTGGTGACCGGCGCCCACGGCTTTTTGGGAAAGCATATCTGTCATGCTCTACGTAAAGCCTCCGCGCATCAGCTCACGCTGCCGTACCGGGAAGAGTATAATCTGACTCTGATTTCCGAAATCGATTGCCTGTTTGCGTTAAAGGACCCCCAAATCATGATTCACGCTGCCGCCGTGGTAGGCGGCATCGGCGCAAACTTATCCGAGCCCGGACGCTTTTTTTACGAGAACGCTTTGATGGGGATTCAACTTATCGAGGCGGCCCGTCTTCACTCGGTGGAAAAGGTTGTAGTCCTCGGAACGGTTTGTTCCTACCCTAAGTTTACTCCGACTCCTTTTTCGGAAGATGATTTTTGGAACGGTTACCCGGAGGAAACCAACGCGCCCTACGGTATCGCCAAAAAGGCTCTATTGACCCAGTGTATGGCTTACCGGCAGCAGTATGGGATGAACGCTATATACGTCGTGCCTGTGAACCTCTATGGTCCCGGAGACCATTTTGATCTGGAGCGTTCGCACGTGATACCGGCGTTGATTCGCAAGTGCGAAGAAGCTCGCATGAAGGGCGCCGGCGAAATCACGCTCTGGGGTGACGGCAGCGCCACGCGCGAGTTTCTGCACGCTTCTGATGCCGCCCGCGGTATCCTGCTGGCGACCCAGTATTACGATCGTCCGGAGCCTATCAACCTGGGCAGCGGCCGTGAGATCTCGATCCGCGATCTGGCTCATTTGATTGCTAAGATCACGGGTTTCACTGGCAAGATCGTGTGGGACTCGTCCAAGCCTAACGGTCAGCCAAGACGTGTGCTTGACTGTCGTCGCGCGCAGCGGGAATTTGGTTTCCACGCGTCGATATCGCTGGAACAGGGGTTGGAAGAAACAGTCTGTTGGTATCGTGACCATGTTAGGCATACCATGGTGGCGTGAACCGCCACCCTGGCCACTCGCCGATCGACACTGCCTACCTTTGTCCCGCACCGTTCGAGCACGACCGTCACCGTCAGGAATGGAACGCCTGCTCTCCCGACGAGCTATTCTCCTGGACCCAACAGATGTTGGCGGACTCGCGTTCTTACCTTCGTTTGCAACCGGCCTACAAATATATCTCGGACGGGCTCGACATTATCAACGGCGAGTTCCTGGTTACGGACGTACAGTCTCTCTCTAACGTCCGCACAGAAGGCACGGTCCGCAACACGCGCGAGATCGTGGCCGCGCAAACCAACCTGCGTATTATTCCTGCCTTCAAAGCCGAGTCGGAAGACTACCGCGAACAGAATCAGATCCTGAACAAGGGCTTCATGGCCTGGCAGGGCATGACGTTCGCCGACCGCCGCTTGCGCGCCGCCTGGCAATGGGCATCCGCCGCTGGTACCGGGTACATTGGTCCCCGGTACGATCCTCACTATTACTATCGCGGTCGCGGAGACATTGTCTGGGACGCCTACGGTCCTTTGGACGTTCTCCCTCTTGGTCTTCCACCGGGTTTGAACCTCCAAGGCGCCTATGCTGTAGCTCTCCGTAAGAAGATGCCGATCCACCAGGTATGGCGCATGTTCCCCTTACAGAGAGACAACATCAAACCCAATCGTGTTACTACTTTAGGTAAAGGAATGGTGATCGCTCAGGCGGTCAAGTTTGCGTCGGCCGTCCTGAAGCGTTTTTCCCAAGGTGCGCGCCAGCCTGAAGAAGCTTCCACCTGGGACACGACTGATGTCTACTACATCTACATCGACGACGACTCCGTCAATGAGACCGGGCACCCCCTCCAGATCATGGGTCCAGATGGTCAGTGGGGTACTAGTTGGTCTTATACGGTACCTTTCGTCGGACAGGAAATTGAAACTGGCCGGACTCTTCAGGGCGGTAAGCGTGAATCCCGTAGAGCAAAAAGAGAGGACTGTCTCATCTACCCCAACCGCCGTCTTGTCGTCGCCACAGATTCTTGTGTTGTCAATCCCGCTCCCGAGCACCAGTCAAGCTATCGTTGGGACGGTCGTGTCCCTATCGCTCAGTTTCGAAGCGACGACTGGGCTTGGAACTTCCTGGGATTTCCAATTACCCGTTACGGACAATCACTCGAAAAACTCGGGATCGAACTCTGGCGTGGTCTTGGGGACCAGATGAATCTGTCTCTAAACCCGAGCGCGTTTTATGATCGCGGTTCGACCGCTACATCCCTATTACAGTCGGTCAACCCGCGCTTGCCGGGCCTGCGTGTGCCGCTCGATATGCAGCTCAATCAGGCCGCCACACAATTCACACCTATGCTGCCATATCAGTGGTACCAGGTGAATCCAGCGGTGATCGAAGCGGCGGCCAAAATTATCCCTGCGATCATGAAGGAACAGATGGGTGTGGCGGACGTATCGGCAATGGCGCGCGCCCGTCAACTGCCTAGCGGCGACTCGACCGAGAAATTGCTGGAGGCGATGGGTCCACTAGTCAAAGATCAGTCGCGCAATATGGAAGAAGGTATCCGGTTACTTGGTGAGATGTGGAAATCGGACTGGTTCCAGTTCGCGACCGCGAGACGTCGAATGCAGCTACTCGGACCAGAGGGCGTGGCGGAAGCAGATTTTGACTACGATCCTGGAACGTTGATCCCGATGACGCAAGATCCGGCTGCGACCAACGGATCTCCCAGACTCATCCCTATGACGGAGGGTCCGGACGGCACATGGTCTTACGAGCCCGGATCAGATATCCGAATGCCGGCGCTCGCGGTCAGCCAATTCGAGCGCGCCCGTTGGCACAAGAATAATTTTGCGTTCTCAGTCACGCCGTATAGCCTGCATGAACTGAATTCGCAGACGCGCAAACTCTTCATCTTGCAGTTAATGAAGGTAGGATTCCCGCTGTCCTGGTGGACACAAGCGGAGATGTTCGACTTCAAGAACTTCGGACCTTGTATGTACAAAGATCCGGAGACGGGTGTACTTCGTGAGGCGCGCAACGAGATCGAGCGCTATGTGACTCAATTGGAGATCCAGGCGCGGATCGCGCAAGCGCTTGGTAAAGGTGGTGGCGGTGGCGGTGGCGGTGGCAAGGGTCAGAAGGGAAGACCGAACACGTTTAACCAGCCTCCATCAATGGAACAAAAGGGCGGCGAAGGTGGAACACGTTCCACTGTCCGCACGTCGCAACATTCGCAGTAGGATTTGACTGTATGCCGTCTGAAGAAGTGATGCATGAGTTCAAACGGGGAAGGCTGCACAGTGGTTCGAAGCGTGGCAAAAAGGTCCGGTCACGCAAACAGGCGATCGCGATTATGCTTTCGGAGCGTCGTAAGGAAGGTAAGCGTGTTCCCCGTAGACGAGCGAAGAAGCGATGAGCGATTCCCATAAAGGACTGCTGAACGGTCAATCGATCTCGTCGCTGGCTGGCGCGCAGCCGAAAGCGACGTTGCAGGTAGAAGTCCGTCTGCCGGCGTCTTCCATGGCGGAAGTCCTGGATGTGATTCATCGCCTCGGACGTACCGGCAATCTCACCGTGAACTTCCATAACGGCCGTGCGATGGATATGAAGTGGATGAGTTCGCGTCAGGAAAAACCCCCCGACGTATAATTGTCGCGCTTGACAATCTATTGCCTGTACCCTTATCCTTCCCGTGAAGGAACGTCCCGGCAATGGGCTTAGCTGGTTAGGTTCCCCTGGAGCACGGGTTCTCCCGTGAGCATACAGGCCAGTTCGCTTTAGTTAGCGGACTGGCTTTTTGCATTTCAGGTGGATTCAGATCCGTTACTTGTGGCCTGGGTGGTCTTTTGTATCTTGAGTACCGATAGCCCTTTGGCAGTCGGGGAAGGGAGAACGCGAACATGTTCACGCGTATCGAGGCAGAAAACCGCGGTCGTCGTCGCGGTCGTCATCGCGGCAAAAAGCGCTAAAGCAGTCGGGCAGTTGGCGCTTTTGTAGACGGCCGTGGCTTCCTCCGAGACGCGGCCGTCTTAAACTTTTAACGTTGTACTTGCCCTTTGGATCACGGTCAAGGTCGTTATCTGAATGCCTGAAGTCAATTCACCGGCGTCAGCTTCTCCCACCCAGTTAGCTGGTATGAATCCACCATCGCCCCAAGGGGCCGATGATCTCGCCGGCCGTGCGCCGGGTATGGATGCATCCGCTGGTAGTGGCGGGGGACCGCAGAAATCTTCCGCGGACGCCAAGTTGAATCAAGACGTTCAGCAGTTGCGCTCTATGGAGGCTGGCTTGCTCGAAATGGCTCAGTCTTATCCGACAGCTACCAAGGCTTTGAGGAGTGCATCAGAAGCGATCCGGTCCGCCCAAAGGCAGATTGTGAGTTCGCCGGGTCTACAGGAACCGCCCGTACCCAACACGACCGCGTGACAGGCAGTTGGTTGATAAGGTCAGGTGACAACTCCCGTAGGCTTCAGCGGACTTGAATTCAGCAACCGGAGCAATCCGACTGAAGGGTGATTGACTTATGGCCGTTGACAAACAGCTTTTGGAATCTTGCATCGCGGAAGCCGCTGGCGATGATAAGGAAATGACGGACTTCCTGCGCGAGCGCTACACCAAAAACGATACGCTCGCGGCGAAGTTTGTCGGTGGGTTTACCCGTACGGCCGACTACACCAGAAAGACACAAGAACTGGCCGATCAGCGCAAGACGTTCGAGACCGAGCACGCGCAACTGGAGCATGCCCGCAAGGCGCTGGAAGCTGCCGATAAAGAAAAGAACGACGTTCTGAAAGAGCTTGCCGCTCACCGGATCTCAACCGCGAAAGCGCGCGAGTTGATGAAGGTATTGCAGGAAAAGTATCAGCTCACCGACGAAGATCTGCCGGGAATGAGCGATCTGATCGAGACCCGCAAGACTGGCGTTCCAACTGACAATACGCCTGACATCGAAACGCGCTTGGTTGCGTTCGGCGAAGATCTGATGAAGAAGATGGAGGCCAAGTTCGTTAACGCCATGACTCCTGAACTGGGCGCGATGGCCAATCTTCCCTTGATCTGGGGTGAAATCCAACGCGAGCATGAGGAGTTAACCGGCAAGCGTTTGACGTTTGCCGAACAGCAGGAAATCTTGAAGTCCGCTCGGGATAATACCGACTCATCCATGGGCAAAGGTTCCATCTACGGTATTTGGATAGACAAGTATAAGATCGGCGGCGAAGACGGCCTGCGTATGAAGAAGCGCGACGAACGATTGAAGGCCGAATGGGTAAGCGATCGCGAGAAAGCAGAAGCGGACGAGCGCTCGAAAAAGGCATTGGAAGTGGTTACGCCGTCCGCGCCTGATCTGGGGGACGGTCCCGGCATTTCGGCCGCATTCAAGACGCGCTTCCGCACTTTCGAGATGGACCCGAATAAACCGGCAACGCCCGCGGGCGACGGCGTTCCGACTCTCAAGGTAGAACCCGGTCAGCACGTGAGACAGACCGGCAATCGTGGTCTATCGGGCGCACAGAGAGCCGCACAAAAATTCTTGGAGCAACGTTCGAAGACAGGCGGCGGTGGTAAAGCCGCGTGAAAGGTTAACTGAATATGGCAGATCCACTTCTGGACCCAATAAACGAGACCACGCTCCCGGAAGTGAACCAGGACGCGATCGAAGATGAGTTCTTTCTCTCTTCAGTCTTTCAGGCTCACTTGCGTAGTAAATGCCTGGTCCCGTTCGAGGGCGGCGCCTTCATGCGCAACTTGCAATTGTACGCGCCGCTGATTGGCGGCGCTTACGCCAAGGGTATCGGCGGATTCAACCTGACCAAGCCGCTGACGATTTCTTCCAACGTCTTCGATCCGCGCTACTACGTGGTGATGATCGTCGAATACCTGGAAGACATCTCTGTGCTGAACACGGGTGATCTTGCGGTCTTCTCGCTCTTGGAAACGGACATGGCGAACGCCTACCTGACTATGTCCACGATTATGGCTCTCGACGTGCAACAGAACGGCCAGATCGCTCCCCGCACGATCAATATAAACGGTTGGGTCGAGTGGCTCAACAATGGCGTGGACAAGTCATACGACGGCAACGTGTACACGGTGTACGGTACCGCCGCTCGTAACGGCGCGATCGGCGCGGCTTTGAACGGTAACACCTACTGGCTCGGTCAGACCTCTGGCGCAGCCGGCTCCATCCAGTACGCGACGTTCAACGCAGCCTATATCACGGCCAAGCGTGGTTCCGACGAGCCAGATCTGTTCGTGTGTAACAAGCCGCTAAATAACTTCGTCGAAAACCGCATCCAACAGCAACAGCGGTTTGGCCAGGAAGGCGCGTCGGTGCGCGATCCGTTCTTTGGCGCGATGGGCTTCCGCTTCAAAAACGCGATCGTGATGATTGACGACTATATGCCGTCTTCATTCGCTGCATTCGGCAAGACTACCAATCCTGGCGGATCGAATCTGACGGGCACGTTCACGTCGGCCGCGACCACATCTTCGAACTTCCCCACAAACGTAACTCTTACCGTGGGTGAAGTCGGAACCTTCCACAATCTCTCGCGGATCGCCTTCCGTCTGTCGGCATCGAGCGAGTTCGGGTTCATGCCTACTGATTTCATCCGCGCGCCTGATAACACGCGTGTGGCCTCGCAACTGAAGGCAGCGGTCAACGTCGAGAACGTAGCGCCCTGGACGGGCGTACAGATGTTCGGAGCGACAAGCTAGCGGAGCACGACTTATGGCCAATATTCGCGGCTCAGTAATGACACCGCTGATCACTCAGCGGTTCTTGAACACAAGCACTTACGCAGGCGATCCTACACCGGGCGCGGTCGTCTCTACGTCCCAGGTCTCTGGTTCGATCATCCAGACCTACGGCGGCCAACTGGGTGGCATCCTGACGCTCGACCAGGCGGCTGCCAATTACTACTCTGACAAAGTCAACGGACAACAACTGTACGCTGGCGACTACCAGTACGTGCAGTTCGACCCGCTCGCAATTGCGTCGGCCGCGGTACAGGGCCAGGTGGTCTACTGGAAGGCTTCGACCACCAACCTGATCAACAACAATTACATCGTCTCGATCGACGAGACCTCCGCGCAGCTTGGCTTCATTGCCGGCATCGCGCTCACCAATGTAGCGAAGGGCAACTACTGGTTTATTCAGACTACCGGACTTGCCAATGTCAAATATGCCGCTGTGCAAGGCGTGTCCGGTGGTTCGCCACAGGTGGGCGATCTGGTCACTGGCGATTTCGCAACGCCGTCCAACCTGGCTTATGATCCGTCGCAGACCGGCACCCCTGGTGTATTACAGATCAAGTCAACACTTGGCACTGCCTGGGTGAACACAACGCCTGGCACAATCGGACTGGTTCTGTTGAGCGGTACGAAGTACGTTCCTGGCGGCGGTGGAGGCGAGGGATAATCTATGGCGGTCACACCATTCCCGGACTCTCCACGTAACGGCGCGTGGGGAGACCGGCCGTACGCGATAATCGACTTTGCGGGGCCGGCGAGCTATACGCAGATCTCGACCGGTACCCCGCCCACTGGTGGACAGGCAATTACGCCGTCTGCCTTTGGCCTTACCGCGCCGATTGAAGGGATCATCTTTACCGGTGCCTCTTCGGATGGCCAGTACGGCGTCGAACCCGTGCAGGCAACTGCCTACAACCAGGGCGCGGGTAACGCAACGTGGACCCTGCTGTGGTATGTGCTTCATACCGGGGCGGAAGTGGCAGGTAGCACTAACCTGTCCGGCGTGACCGTTCGGTTATTAGCCTTCGGTCCATATTAGGATGTGGCCAACCCGTATCCACTGATGACGTTCCAGCAGCTCTTCAAAGAGCTTACTGGTGAGATCTCGCCTTTACCTGACCTTCAGGCTATGCGCTTGATCAATCGCGCCTGGAAGTGGATCAATGACTACCGCATGTGGTCGTGGCAGATTATTTCTAACGCTCAGCTCACCGTACCCGTCGTAATATCGGCTGGTACCTGTACCGTAACCTTCCAGTCCACAAGCGTTATCATGGACCCAGCGGCGACCACTGCCATCCAGGCGTACGTGACTAGCGGTCAGCAGCCACCCTTGTTTAGCACGATCCTGGGTGTGGGGATGCAGATCCGACTAGGCACGAGCGCGAACGGTCTGAACGCGCCGATCGGTCCCAATTACACGATCATCAACTGGGTGAATAACGGTCCGCCCGCTAATAACTCCACGCTCACGATCGATGCGCCTTATGGACAAGCCACGTCTCTGGGCCTGAACTATCAGATCCTGAAGTGCTTTTATGCGGCGCCGTATCTGCCGGTCACAGCCCTGACCGAAGACGTTCAGTTCAGCCGGTTTCTATCCGTCACCAATGTGCTTGACGGTTACACGATCGCTGGCCGGCAGCTCTACTTCTCACAGGAAGAGCTGAACCGTATCGACCCGCAGCGTGGCGGTCAGGGTGATGCGTACATTATGGCTTACCTGGCTCGTAACTCGAACGGCCAGCCGGTGTATGAGCTATACCCGAACCCGGTCTTTGGGAACACAATGATGGCTAACTACGTGTCCAAGGGGCCGCTCCTGACCATGACCTCGCAGCTTCCGCAGGTATCGTATGCGCTCGATGATGCAGTCTCGTTCAGGGCTAAGGCTCTGGCCGGTGAATGGGCACTGGCGAACGTCGGCCGCTTCCCCAAAGAGCTTGGAATGGTCAACTGGGTTGCCTACGTGACCATGATGAAGGAAGAGTTCAAGGATTCCCTCCGGCAGTGTATTAAGGAA